CACCTTTTCTAGAATTAACAACTTTTTCCTCTTCTTCATCATAAAAATATTCCTTTATGATACGATACATTTCACTTTCGATGTGGCACATAGCCATATCTACTACCGTTGCCTTATCTAAAAGTATTATATTGTTTACTCTTAGGGTTTCATTCCACTCCTCAAAGTAAGCATCCTTACGAAACACCTTCTGTGTTCTTATGTACTGTATTGCGTAGTCAAATAATTTATCTTCCATCATAGTATATCCTCATCATCTTCGTCCTTCCATTCTGTATTCATGTCATCTGCTATCACATTATCATGCATATACTCGAATTTATGGTGATAGTCCATAAGCTTACCATTGTCCATGGCCTTCTCGAATATCTCCAAGGCCTCATCTTTAGAGTTAGCCTCTACCTTATAAGTATGTCGTGACCATATGGTGTTAGGTGTTATCTCATAAAAGCTATAAGTGTATAGCTTCTCAGTGGTAAAGTGTGATTGTATTTCTGCTACTATGTTCATGTTATTAACCTCTAACTGTGTATGTGTTACCGTTTGCTTTTAGATTAGTCAATGTATGTGTATTGATTGTTCGATACTGTGCCTTAGACATATCGAATACCACTACATATCCATTTTCACTAGGGTTATACGACATGGAACCACCTTTCAAGTGTTTTGTAACACCTAGTCTAGCTATCATGTTTCTTTTAGTGCCATCTTTCTTCTTGAATGAAACACTAAATATTGAGTTGTTCTGATTCCGTATAAGGTTATATGCTTGCTGCTTATTGATTTTCATAATTCATCATGTTTTGTTATTGTTATTTTAGAACACGAGTAATATATGACTTATCCACATTAAAACAAAAAAAATTTGTTTTGTTGTTATGAATCCTCGTATTCTCTCCAATCTACCAAACCACCTAATATTGGGGAGGGATCTTGTCGTGGTTTGTATGTATTGTTATTGTATTGTTGTGTGTGAAGATTTTTCACTAGTTGGGGTGAAAATTTCTCACTAGTTTGGTTTGTTTGGGGTGAAAATTTTTCACTAGTTTGATGAAGGTTCAAACGTATCTTAGTAGTTCTATTGTGCCTCTTCTTCGTAGAAATTAATTTCTTTTGCTCTAACACCCTCAAACAGTCAATAACAGTTCTATTAGATAGGTTTGTTGCAGCACAAATTTGTGACACAGAAATTCTGTCTTCTTTCTTTCGCCAACCCCAAGTCTTCCTTATAATAGCACAAAGCACTAAAAATTCGGTTGGCTTTAGTTCCTTCATGTGTTTATCGAAAATTGAATTTGGTATTGGTATAAATCCTTCTTGCTCTTGCATACATAAAAATTAATTTTGTGATTATGTGGAAAACTACTAAATTGGATTTACTTAAACAAAAATTAATGGAGACTGACCAATATGCCCAAGAATACTTGGAACTACCGAATAATGATAGATGACCATGGTGGTGAAAATCAAGTCACATATAGTGTACATGAAGTATATTATGCCAAAGATGGATCACCAGAGGACTACAGTAAGATGCCCGAAACGATGCTTTCGGATGACTTGGAGGAAATCTTTTGGTGTCTAGAGAATTATATAAAAGCATTCGCTTTGCCAATGATAAGTATACCAAACTTTCCAAAGGAGGTTCCGTTACATGAAAATTTTAAGTAATATGTCCAACCATGACTATCATGAGCATGGTGTAGACTATATATCTAGTAGCTTTGTTAAGAGCGTAGCAAAACACTCAATCGCTAAGGCGTTGCAACCAATCGAGGCTAGTCAAGCCCTTGTCTTTGGTGATGCCATGCATACTTACTTTGAGTCTAAAACAGAGTTCCATAGTAGGTTCGTTACATTCGATGATAGAGAGGTCATATCTTCGATTAGGGAGGCTCGACCAAATATTATGGCTCCTAGTATGACTAAAGAATACAAGGCGTATAAAGCAGAATTTGAGAAGGGCGTTGATAGTGACCAAACAATCATTTCATTAGATGACGTAGAACGTATTGAGTATATGTTTAAGAGCGTACAGAAAAACAAAGCAGTTGCAACAATCAATGATATATATGACTATAATGCTGTTTGGGATGAATATTCATTCTTTACTGATGAGTCCTTCCAAAAATTTAGGCCAATCAAGTTTAGGGTTCGCCCTGACAAGATGCTCGTCCAAGACGAAAATCCATTAGCCATTATAGATTGGAAGTCATGTAAGGATGCTAGTAAAAATGCATTTCGTTCTGACTTCTTTCGTTACCGATATGACATACAAGCCACATTTTACTGTATGGTGCTAGGTTTGGACTACTCAAACTTTTACTTTGTTGCAATTGAAAAAGAGTATCCATATAATAGTGCCGTATACACGCTTAGTCACGAAACGTATACCAAGGCAGCAAATGACATGACAACTGCCTTAGTGCAGATAGCCGAATGGAAGGATCACCCTAACGACTCTTCTATAGGTATTTTAAACCAAAACACAATAACAGAGTTATAATATGGACATACTTAAATTCTATATAACATTTACTGACCACCTTAATTTAGAAAGAAAGGTGGTTCAGAATAAAAGAACAAAGGAACAAGACAAAGAGGCACCTGATTATCATGAGCTGGCTGCATATGAGGCTAAAATAGAGCAAATAGATAAGATTCACAGAATGTTTCTTAATGACGTAAATAAAATATTAATCCAACAATAACAGAACTATGAAAAACATATATAGTAAACTATTAAAAGTAACTAGCAAAATTGAAAAGCTAGAGAAGGACAAGAAGAACCCATTCTTCAAGTCATCCTATGTAAGCCTAGACAAGGTAATAGATGTAGCAAGGCCACATCTACTTGCCGAAAAATTGTTGTTATTACAACCAATCGAGCAGGGTTGTGTGGGTACAAGAATTGTTGACACAGAATCAAGTGAGTCAGTAGACTCATTTATACCATTGCCTGAAGGCATGAAGCCTCAAGACCTTGGTTCTTGCATAACCTATTTCCGTAGATATACACTCGTCTCACTTCTAGGGCTTGCCCAAGAGGATGATGACGGAAATAAGGCTCATGGTAGGCAACCCAAACCAAAAATGCCTGCACGTGCTAGAGATTTGAAGGATGCAATGTTAGACGATAAACTTCCGTTTTGATTACCTCCATAGCAATAACCCTCATCATCATTTCGGTGGTGGTGGGGGTTTCATATTCATATGAGAAGTGTTCCAAATGATGACACATGGATCACTTTTCTCAGGGATTGGGGGCTTTGACCTAGCCTCAGAATGGATGGGGTGGGACAATAAGTTTCACTGTGAGTGGGAAGCATTCCCACGTAGAGTTTTAGAGTATCACTTTCCAAACGCAACATCTTATGGAGACATCAAACAGACAGACTTCACTATTTGGAGGGGACAAATCGACATCCTCTCAGGGGGATTCCCATGCCAACCCTACTCAGCCGCAGGGAAACGACTTGGTAAAGAAGATGAGCGCCACTTGTGGCCTGAAATGCTTAGAACAATTCGAGAAATTAAACCACGTTGGGTTGTGGGCGAAAACGTTCGCGGCCTGCTTAATTGGAATGGAGGAGTGGTTCTCGATGAAATCTACGCTGACTTGGAAAATGAAGGCTACGAAGTCTGGACGTTCGTACTTCCTGCTGCAGGCGTCAATGCGCCGCACAGAAGGGATAGAACATGGATTGTTGCCTACTCCGACTGCCGTATCGAGGAGCGCAACCGTAGAGCAAACACTGAAACGCAAGGAGAAGTATGGGGGCATGAAAAGGTTAATGTACTTAGAGAATTACCTAGCGCTTGGGATGTTACCAACACCAGTAGCATCGGACATGAACTCATCGGCCAATCCAAAACAGATAAAAAGAAAGGAGGGTCGTTGGGTCAGGGTTTCGAACACAACAGGTACGGAGTTTGGGGCGAGGATGACAGACGTAGCGCAACTATTACCAACACCAACGGCACGAGATTGGAAGGGCAAGCAACACAGCGAGTACATTCAGGACAGGGGCGAAAATCCGAAGTTCAAGATGACGAGCGTTCCTGGCGTAGTAGCGAAACTCACGAATACCGATGGGAAACCTTCCCAACTAAATCCCCAATTTGTGGAGAACATGATGGGATTCCCCGAAAACTGGACTCTATTACCTTTCCTAGATGGCGAAAAGATTCAATAAAGGCATATGGCAACGCAATTGTACCTCAAGTGGCTCATCAAATATTCAAGGCAATAGAACGCTATGAGCAGAGCCAAGGGTAGAAGAACCATACGCAAAGCTATAGAGTACCTAGAGGATCAAGGTATGTTAGTGGATGAGGTTGAGATGGGTGGTCGTTACAACTTGTATAAAGATTTGTTTGCAGGATATTGTACTAAGTGTTGGGTTAAAAATTGTAAACACCAAGACGAGTTTAGGTTTGAAGGATTTGACCTAATAGCGCTTCAAAAGGACAAAGTTTGGTTTATACAGGTGAAAACTAACACGCCACCACTCAGAAAAAATTATATTAGTTTTGCTAAGAAGTATGCTACTAGATATATTCACGTTCTTGCAATGACTTGGTATGACAGAAAAGGTTGGGTTCTTCACCGTTTCACTAAGTCAGGAACCGTAAACAGAAAAGATTTAAGAACTTAATGAGAAAAAAAATGACTACCAACGAACTAAGCATAGTAACATTAATAAAAAATAGCCCTGACCCAGTCAAGTTCCCTGATATAGAGAAGGTTATGGATTTTGAACCCTCTAAGGACAGATATTGGTCCGTATTTTCTACTATAGCTTGTTTGGTTGAGTCAGGAATAATAACAACAACAAGCCATCCTAGCGTATATTCATTAACCAAATATGGTAGGATGAAGTATGATGAAATAACATGAACCACCTACACTTAGAAGAGTGTCTTATAGGTACTCTGCTAAACCACATTGAATATAGAGACTTAATATTTGACATAACCGACAAAGACCATTTTCCAAACAGATATCCAATCTACCTAGAAGCTTGTAGACAACATGGTGAGGGAATGCGGTTTGATGCTGAAACTATAAGTGCTAATGTCAAGGATTATCCATACACTCAAATTCTTGAGATGCAAATGTATGGGGTTCCTAGTGAAGAAAAAATTAAGTCTTACGTATTTGCACTTAAAGAGCAAAGGGATCGAAGGTTGCTTAAAGATTCTATTGCTAAAACATACCATTACTCTCAAAAAGAGGATATAACCACTGATGACTTATTGTTACACATATCCAAGTTGTCTGAGGATACCGAAGAGACTGGTGATGCAGGAGCCCTGACACCTATTGAGATATTTGAGAGAGAATCAAACAATCCTATTAAGCAAAAATTATCAACCAATGTAGGAATTATAGACCAAAAACTTTATAAAGATGTAGGTCTTCATAAGGGTGATATAAATGTAATACTTGCAGATTCTGGTCATGGTAAGACTCAGTTTTCGTTATTTTTGGCCTCTCAGTTGCTTAACAGTGGTCACGTTGGATTGTGGTTTCAGATGGAGGATTATGATGTCAATACGGCCAAGCATCTAGCCCTAAACTCTATGGATCATTGTGATAAGATGTTTATCGTTGATGATAAAGATGATATAGACGATATAAAGAGGGTATGCAAGTTGGTAAAGCAAGAGCATGGTTTAGACTTTGTGGTGATAGATTATATACAAGAAGTATATGCCAAAGGAAGGTTTGATTCTAGAACCTTGGAACTAAATTATGTGACCAAGGTACTCAAACAGATAGCTAAGGAAATCAATGTGGTAGTAATCGTGCCTAGTCAAGTAACCATAAATGACCATATCAGAAACGGTTGGCAATTAGAGCCTAGGTATAAAGATGCACAATGGGCGCAAGTTATTAAGAATGTGGCTCATTGTATGACCTCAGTATTTAGACCCTCTATGGTTCAGTCATTAGTAGTCAATGATGGGCTTACTCAAAAAGTCTCAGGGTGGCATGAGGACCAAAGATTTAATTATAATAGTGTATTTGTTAAGTTAGTTAAGTCCAGAAGAGGTGTTATAAGCCATGAACGAATACAACTTAACCATAACGGAGACAAAGGACTTGAGATAGCTAAACGAACGTTTTAGCTTGCTTAAGACGTGTGATGAGCGTATATTTCATCGTTCAATAAAACCTGAATTAAATCATATAATATTATGGCACTTTTATCAGATGTCTATTTAAAACTAGAAACACTAGAAACACTAGTAGCTGGCGTAAAAGCTAAGCAAAGCAAAGACCCTAAAGTTAAGGGTATTAATATTACCGTAAGCGTCAATGACGAGGTTGATCGGTACGACAACAACGTTAGCGCATGGGTGGCTCAGTCTCAGGAAGAGAGAGCTGCTAAAAAGGAACGTTTTTATGTTGGGAACGGTGTATCGTTTTGGACAAACGGAACCGTATCCTTAGCAAGGGACTTAAAGGAAGGCGCACCGTCTGCAGAGGTAGACGCACCTGTACCCTTTTGATTTTAATGGTGACGACATTGCTCGTCTCATTTACGAAAAATTAGTTTGATTTTCATCATGTTATTGTATGGATAGGGAGTGTGAAAGCCTCTATCCTTTTTCAGGAAAGTCCTGATATAAATCAAACACTAGTTTGATGATATTTTGTAAGGGGGAGGTTGGGCTTCCCCCTTTTTATTCGTATTGATATTGCTATTGTAAGTGCCTAGATTTTATCATTTAACTAATAAAACTAGTATGTACTACGATTATTTTAGCATTAAAGAATTTTTGGTTGATAGAGTCATGGTGGATGTTCCTATTCATGTAGTGGACAAGATAGAGAAGTACCACAAGCCCATAATTAACCCTATACGCCACAAGATAGGTCAACCCATACAAGTATCCCAAAACAGTGGGTATCGCTCGAAAGAATGGGAATTGTCACATGGTAGGAGTGGAACCTCAGAACACACCTTTACTGGGCTTGGGGCGGTAGATTATACGTGCGCAAACTTAGAATTACTACTAGAGAAACTTAGACACTCTGATTATAAGCGCATCTGTTATTATCCTGACCAAAAGTTTATACACTGCGACCACAAAGGTGATCGGTACCACGAATTTGAAGTAGATGAGGATGGCAAATGGCAATACAAAGGCGAAAGAAAATAAAACCTATCACTATAGATAACCGTAGCGTACCACAGGGCAAGTTGCAAAACGTTAAAGAAACCAAAGTGCCTAAGGTTATCCGTAGAAAAAAGGTATTGAGTAGAAGCAGGATCATTGGTATCATGGACTTCACAGTATATTTAATTAACAAAAGAGCCGTAACTATGACTTGGACTTGGTTAAAAGCACGACTAAAAGAACCCTCTACCTATCAAGGGGTAACCGCCATAGCTGGTGCTATTGGTGTAACCGTACAACCTGACATGTACGAATCCATTGCAGCATTGATGTTGGCTATCATTGGGGTAGTTCAAACCATCAAGAAAGAAAAAGAAGAAGACAAGCCTTGACAATATCCTGAGACTTAGTTAGATTTATCCACAGTCTTAAGGATAAGGTAGTTTTCATACTTCTTCCTTATCTGATGCGAGCATCAACCCCCCAGTGCTAGACTGCTTAGTGGGGGGTATTTTTTTTACTAACACAATAACAAAAGGCTAAAATGATAGCAGAACACATTGTAAGTTCCGTATGTAATAGATTCGAAATTACACGAAACGAATTAAGGAGTCAAAGTAGGAAGGCACACCTAGTAGATGCACGACAAGCTTGTGCATTTGCATTACGAAAATTTGGTTGTACCTACGAATATATAGGAAATGTCATAAATCGTAAGGATCATACTACAATAATGCATTTATTAAAGAATAGATTGCATAATATGCACGAGAATCAACGTATAGCTAATGAAACCGTAAATGCATATAAAGACATGGCTGTTCCTAGGATAAGCCGTAAGAAGCTAAATACGGAAGAGTTTTTAGAGATGGTTCAACAAACAAAATAATTTTTATGGAAACTGCAATAATTTTATTGTTTAGTTCAACAATGACCTATATTGGATGGTTGTTTGGTGTTGCCCAACAAATTCAAGATTCAGAGAAAGAAATAAACAAGGCGTATAAGGAAGGATATGCGAGTGGGTATGCCGAATGTTTTAGAAAAATGAGACTTGGCAAAGATTTGAACTAACCCTTCTTAATGCGACCAGTTTTTTTCATAGAAGCCATTCTGCCATTTTGAGCGTTTGGCTTCTTTTTTTTGTTCTTATCATTCTTCTTGTTGCCGTATGATCCGTTATACATAACTATTTACCTATCTTTTTTTGGGCTTTTCTATGGGCTTCAGCGAAGGAGTCTCCCATGAGCATTCTCCTACGCATAAAGTCCATATGTGATTTGGAATGATGTGCTGAGTGTTTACTCAGCATTGTCTGCTGACTCTTGGTCAGCTTTTGTTTCATTATCATTGTTTTCTAATGCGCTTTGATAACCCTTAATCATATATTGTGTTTCGTGTAGATCCATCACAAGTTTTGATTCAAGTATTTTTAGTTGTTCTAGTCTTTCTTCTGCTGTCATAATTTTGCTCGCTTTATGTTAATGGTTATAGCCAAATATAACTACCAAGGCATTCCTTTCAAAGTCGAAGGATTCTTTTGTGCTTCTATTTGTGCAGTTATACTTGCTTCTATATCTTCTTCACCTACTTCAACTTTAACCCAACCAAGAACGATTTCTTCGGTTAAGTCATCAAAAGCGATGTAATCTTCAGATGATGGGTCAGGTTGAAATGAGCAAGAACCGTACCGTCTACCTGAGTAAGACAAAGCGTCATCGCCCTCCCCAACAGTTTCGGTATGGTTGCAATCCCAATGTGCTACAACAACCCCTTTGTCGGAGTCGTTAGTGTATTCTAGTGTGTTAATTTTCCAGTTCATTTTATTTATTTTTTAGTTCTTCAATTTCTGCTCTAAGTTCTTGAATCGCTCCTACTAATAAAGGAACTAGCTTGCTTTGGTCGATACCTTGATACATTGGATTTCCTTCTTCATCTACGGCATCCTTTTCCCCAGTTATCGCTTCAGGTACAACATCAGCTACTTCGTGTGCTAAGAATCCATCTACGGTTGTATCGCCATCAATAATAAAATTAAATCGACTTGGCTTTAGTTGGTCAACCCTATCCAATGCACCATTCATTTCTACTACGTTTTCTTTTAAACGATAATCAGATGAAGTGTTGTAGGCAGTTGCAGAAGATGTTATTGATATACTTCCGACTGTTGAGCCATCTTTTCGGAATCGTGCAATATCGCCATTCGATGTATTTCTATTTAAATTTAAAGCATAATCACCTTCAGCCGAAGCAAAAACCCTACCCGAATTTATAGAAACACCAACATTAGTATCTGCAACACCAGGTGCATCGTCAGTAGTACCCACTAATACTTTACCACCTAGATATAGGTCTTTGAAGCGAGCACCAGAAGCACCTAAGTCTAAGGCGTTGTCGTTTGCTAAACCTGCTGATGTAGCAGGAACAATGCCAACACCACCAAACGCAAACCTTAAATAGCACTGGTCTGAGCCATTAGTAGTTCCTATGAATACATCACCGTTAGCAGTACCAATACTTCCGACTGCTGAGCCATCTTTTCTAATCCTTATAACATCACCATCAGTGCTAATCCTATTTGCATAAATGGGTGCATCACCACTTCTTCCAGTAAATACGTATCCATTACCAATAGCAGTTCCAGTTTGTGTCCCATTGTAAACGTTTTCGTCAGTTGTCCCTACAAAAAGATACTTTGAAGAATAACCCATCAATACATTACCACTTGTATCTAAAAGTACAGAATCTGATCCATTGTTTACTGTAAACTTATGACCCACTCCTGATTTTGCATCATATAGCACGTTGCTTCCAAATATATACTGAACTGCTTTTGATGTTCCATCTATTGCATGAA